ATAATTTCCAAGTATTTATTATACTTTCTTGTTATATACATATTTGCTATAGGATTGTTATATATAGCTTTTAATAAAGGAAGATATATTTTACCAACAAAGTTTATTGAATATATCTCAACAGAAGACTTAACCTTGTAAGGTTTAACCTTAATAGTTTTGCCTAAAATAAACTCACAAAACTGTTTAAATGCATTAATAGTATGTTCTGTACCAACTAAAGATATTCCATAGGTTGTGTACTTTCTTTTATACTTAAAAATACAACCATCTCCATCAAGCATACCTCTCCAAAAATGAGAATTGTACAAATAACAATCAGGAACTTGATAGTCAAGTGTCTTGTTCTTTACAATACCTCTTTCTTCAAAAAACTTTCTAAATGCTGGATCAGAAATAGTTAATCTTACAGATTGTTTCATTGTATACAAACGACCTGTATAATTAAAATAACTACTTACTTTTTCAAGTATCTCTTTATCCGTACTTTGTAAACCAAGTGAAAGACCTGATTTTTCATTTGAACCATCTGCTGCATAAAGACCTACTATATAAGCAGTTACTTCATTATCTACTAGTTTATCTACATTAACTGTATACTTTTTGTTTTTTACACCAGTATATTTTACAGCTTCTTTTTGTAAACAACCACATGATTGCACTTTAGATTTATTCAAAGAGGAAAAATCTGTATTAGTAATATTACCGCAGTCACATTGACACTGGATGTAATAAGCTCCCCATTTGTTTTTATGTGATAACTCTATTACTTGAAGTCTACCAATCTTAGGTAAAGCTATTAACATATCCTTGTATGTTCTATAAGTTCCAGTTTGTGTTCTCATAGAACAAATATACAAATAATATACTACATTCCTAATATATTTTCATTTAAAACGGTAGAAGCGGCCAAGAATATTTCCATTTAGGTATTCTTCTTTTTCAAGAACCTCTCTAAGAAATTGAAACTTAGTCTCATAATATGTTAGTTCCATTTTAGAAAAGCATATCTTGACCATATACCTTTTGATTGGTATTTTATTCTTGTGAGCTTCTTTAAGAACTTCATTACTACTGTAATAGTTTTGGTAACTGGGTTTAGAAACAGTCTCATATTTTTTGTTTCTTTTGTCTGTCATTTTAGCAACAGCCTTTTTACCAAACTTCTTCTTTGTAACTGAATAAAAGTTCTTTTTACCTACATATCTTACAGATTTTCCATTAATAATAGCTTCCATCTCATACACAAATCCTACCGCACCTTCTGGAATCATGCCATCATTAAAAGGTCTTCCTTGATATAACCAACTCATAATGCTTGTTTTAATAATGGGAATAACACTTCTCTAACTTTATCTATACCATGTTCTTTTACTGAATCAGATAAATCCTTTTCCATTGGTAGCAATATATAGCTAAATCCATACTTCTCTTTGTATCTTTGAGCAGCTTTAACACCGGGTTCATCATTGTCAAACAAGACAACAATGTTAGCATACTTAAGCTTTAACTCCCCAATAGCCCTCTCTCCGATCATAGTATTCTCACTGTCTGGAGCAATAGCTTCAATATTACTGATACCTAGTTTATTGAAAGCCATCAAGTCTTTAAGTGAAGATGTAATAATCAGATACTTACAGTTATATTGCAATTGGTCTGTTCCTTGAATATAGTTCCCAACCTTGATAAACTTTTTCTGAGTACTCTTTGGCATATATATCTTGTACAAACTACCATCATTCCTAAAGTAACCATATGTATGGGACTTCCTAAATGTATGAGAAGTTATACTACCATCAGCTTCAGTTTTACTCATAGTAAAGAAAGCCAGCGGAACTACATTATATCTATCAAGCATTTTAGATCCAATCTTAAAGCTCATCCAGTATGTCTGATCAAAGTTAGTCCAGTGTCTCATTTCATAATCAACAACCTTATACTTATCATGGAACATTGTAGGTTCTGCAATATATACATCATTGTTTCTAAGAAACTGTTGGTAATCAAGAATTATTCTATTTATTGCATGACCTGCTGTAGGTAAATTAAATAAGTTTTTTACCATTTCAATACCATCACCTTGATAACCAGATGAAAAGTCCTTAAACTTATAACTTCTAGAATTAACATCAAAATATACAAACATAGAGGGAACCTTGTCTTTTGAATTAAATGCAGATAACATTTTTACATCTTGACCTGTTAGTTTTTCTTTGAGGTTTAGATAATACTCAAAGATCCACTCTCTTGGAACCTGCTCAATTTCAGTAATTAAATTTTTTGTTGAAATCATACTACCTAGTTTAAAAATTAAGGGGAAGCCATTTCTAACTCCCCCTATAACTGTTAGTCTAGGCTGAAGTCAGAAGATGTTTTAGGTGGAGTTGTGAAATCATCATCTCCAAAGCTTTTTACTTCTTTTGTCTCTAATTTTTTCAAATGTTTAGATTCATCAAAAGTAATAACTTTTCCTTCCTCTATTTCACCAAATGCATATTTTCTGTTATCTGCTTTTGGCAACCACATATCATAGTTTGTATAACCAGTTTTACCTTCATATTCTTTACCAGCAATACAGAACTCAAGATACTTATCCTTAATAGGTGCACTTGCATTAAATGCATCTACAAAGTCTTCAATAGTATCATGTTTACCATCTTGTCCGGTAAACCAGTCATTAATACCAAGAGTTTTACAAAGACTCTGTAAAAAGATCAATATAGATCTATCTCTCTGAATATTAATACCAGTTTTAGTTACTCCATCCGCAAATGCATACTGGCTTGCTTTTACTCTACCAATTTGACCAGCATAATGACCCTTCTCAGGATTATCCTTATCAAGAGCAAAACCTTCAAAACCTTCAATAGGTTCTGTTTCAACATGCAAAATCAAATGTTTTGCACCATCAATAAATTTAAAGTCTTCCAGATCTATCATGTTAATCTTTAATACATGATTTCCTGGAGAAATTGTTTTAGGTAGCCCACTGCCACCTGTTCCTAAGTCAGTTGTACTTAATCCCATTTTGTTTTTATTTTATTTGTTATTATACATAAACCTTATCCCAGTGAAACTCCAATTCACCTTTCTCATTCATTTCAGTTACTATTATCTCTTCATTTCGGAGATGTTCTGGTCTTGCACCACATGTAACTTCTTCATTAGTTTTAAAACTTAAAATAGTTTTATTACCCTTTCTATACATATAGCCAATAGCATCAGCATTAGCACAAATAAGAGACTTTATTTTACCTGTCAAATCAATATTTGCAGACATTACCATCTCTCCTTTATCATCAACTACCTTGTCTTTAATATGACCAGATAAAATAATGTGGGGAGCTAAGGTATCAATAAAATCTAAAACTTGGAAGAATGCTTGCCTAATATATAAATATCCAGCACCATTTGGTAATGTAGTTACATTGTCTCCATCATAATTTTTACCCATTGGAGTTTGACGGTAAAGTTTAATAGCAAGTGGTTGTATCATATCTTCTAATGCAGTCACAGTATCAATAGTAATGTATTTGTAAGGATTTCCAGCAGCTTTAATAGCTTTACCAGCATCCAATAACTCTTGTAAATTACTAATCTTTACTTTTAATGCTTCAACATAATCAGAACCATTCTCTAAATCCAGAATCAAATTATCCTCTAAACCGGCATAAGCAGTTGTTTTACCAGTCTTAGGCTTAGAATAAATAACCATTCTCTTGGGATTCTGTCTTTCAGCCTTTACTTTACTTGTAGGAAGTACTATACTCATATTTCACTTTTTGTTTGTTTAATCAAATCATTTAACCATGGTCTTGCACTTACTGGTTTCATCAACATGATTGCAGCAAGATCTCTAATTGTTATTTCAGATAGAGGTGTGTCTGCAATCTCTGTATTGTAAACTTCATCAAGTGATATATCACTTTCTTTTCCAGAAAACTCTTCCTCAAAGTCAGGAAACAATGATAAACTCTTTTGCAGTTTAGGTAATGACTCCTCTTTCTTAGCATCTTCTTTTCTCTTCTCATATAAGGCATAAGTAATCTCTGTACCATCATCTAGTACTGCTACTAACTCTGACAGAGGAACAGTATAAAGAACATATGGCTCACCCTTAAAGTTGCTACCTTCTTTAGTGTCATACTCTTCAGCATAAAATGGATTAGCTTTGTATTTAAAAAGCTGTCTATCCTCACTAAATGGAACTATATCAATAATATTACCCTTATCATCAGTAACATTATCATAGAACTCCATATAAATGTCTTCACCTTTGCTGATTTCAGACTCAAATAATTGTACTTGTCTTCCATACTTACCTTTCTGGAAAAATGCAGTCTTAATAATAAAAAACGGGTCAGCCAACCCTAGTTTCTTAAAAGTATCCATGTGTTTAACAAAGAACTCTTTCTCTTTTTCTTTTCTTATATTCATAATTAAAATTTACTGTGTTGATATTTTCTTTGTAGCACATGCCGGAGTAGGTATCTCTACTATTCTCATCACCTCTCTGTCAAGTTTAAAGAAACTTATCCTTGTGGTACCATTTCTAGATTTCAAAAAGTGAAAGACCAAGATGTCTTCATCATTTATGATATATCTGTCAGGCCCATACTGTCTTATTTTTCTTAGAGAGGGTTTGTTAATACCTAATACTACATCAGCATGTTGCAATAATGCATCAGAACCATAGATATCAGAGTCTAGTACATAATTACCATAATCTCCATCTAAAGCTCTCTTAGGATCATCTATGTTTCTATTCAACTGGCTGAGGACTACAAAAGCTATTGGATATCTCTTTTTCATCATGGTGAGTGCCTCACCTAGAGCTCCTAACATTTCAAATTTATCTTTTTGTCC